AGAGTTTTTCATTAGAACAAAACATTCTAATGGTACCTCGCAAGGTGTATCTTTTATAGATACTTCTGTTGAGGCAAAATTTACTCTTCCTATGTCTTGTAATGAAAGTGTAAAAGCTTTAGTTGATGCGTATCTGTCCTTTGACCATAGGTTAAAAGATAGGCTCTATCGTTCGATAGAGCGCACGGGTATTCAAACACCCAGATACGTTGATTCTAAAACCTCCCGCGCTACTACTGTCCCTAAAAATGACACAACTGATCGCATGATTGCTATCGAGACAACCTGGAATATGTTTTTCCAGCAAGGCTTGATGCATTGCATGTATGATCGGATGTCATCTTTTGGTCTTGACGTTAGTTCATTACCTGATAAACATAAAGAGATGGCTAGACTTTCTTCAATTCATGGCTTGAGTGCCACCATTGATTTTAGTTCAGCATCAGATTGTGTTTCTCATGATTTAGTTGAGTGGTTAATTCCACCTAACTGGTTTCATCGACTGAAAAGTGTTCGATCTCCCGACATGATTTTCCCTAATGGGAAAGTCGAGAGGTTGAATATGTTCAGTACGATGGGTAATGCGGTTACTTTTCCGCTTGAAACTATCGTCTTCTATAGCTTAGCAGTTGCAACTGTCTTTCAATCCGGTATAAAACCGGGCCATTACAGGAATGTTCTTCCGACCGTGAGGTCTAAGAAGTCTGTTTCTGTTTTTGGTGACGATTGCATACTGCCTACTACTTGTTCCACGCTTTTCACAGAGATATGTGAAAGTGTTGGTTTTATAGTCAATAAAGAGAAATCTTTCATGACTACTGGTGGAGGCTTTAGAGAGTCCTGTGGAGGTGATTACCTTCACGGAATGGACGTGCGGCCTTTATTTATAAAGTCGCCCACTTCAAACCGCGCTTCAGCTCTCGAGCCGTGGCTTTATATAATATATAATGGATTACTGGAGAAGTATCGAAGATACTTCGGTAACCTATCATATCTATATGAAAAAGCCGCTCTTGAGTTGTTGCAAAGTTTGTTTGTCGAACACAATCTTATTCTTAAGGTTGTGCCGACATCTTTCCCTGACGATTCAGGCTTGAAGATCGGTCATGACATCGACCGCTTCTTGTCCTGTTACCCTCTCTTTAAGATTTCAAAGATTGGGATTGGCGATCATGGTAGTGTCGAGTTTCGTTATTGTAGATTTATTTACAACACGAAATGCGATATTTCCCATGACCTACGCTTTGTCATTGGTCTTAAATCATTACTGATTCGAGACATATATGAAAAGTTCGGAGATCGAAACCTTAACCTAGATCACTTAAAAAGTGCTCAGGAGCAGGTTTTCGAGTTTCGCCGCAGGAAAAATGGTGGATACGTAGTTGCGAAAGCTACAACCCCCTTTTGGGGGGCCGTAGCAAATCGAAAATACGAAGGGACCTAGTCCCAGCGTTGCCTTAGGATGCTTGCGCA